GACATGAGTGGCCAAAGCCATTGGCACCACAGGGTTTCTCAATAGCACTTACCAAATGAGAACGGCATCTGAGGGGGTTCCGGGGCAGTCCTGACCGTTTTTCTGCTGGAGAGGAAGGAGCCGCCGGGAGCTCCCGGCCCGGTTGCGCAACGGTTGCGCAACGTGGCGCAATGGCTCCCGTAGGCTCTGGTGATCCGCGGGAGGGCAGATGGGGGCAGGGTTTTCGCCGCAGATGGCGCAGCGCATCGAGCTGTGGCCGGTGGAGCGGCTGGTGCCGTTCGAGAACAACGCCAGGGTGCACAGCGCTGAGCAGCTGGCCCAGATCCAGGCCAGCATCGAGCAGTTCGGGTTCACGTCGCCGCTGCTGGTGGATGGCGAGTCAGGGATCCTGGCTGGCCATGGGCGGCTGGCGGCGGCCCGGGCGCTCGGCATGGCTGAGGTGCCGGTGGTGGTGCTCGACCACCTGAGCCCGGAGCAGCGGCGGGCCTATGTGATCGCGGACAACAAGCTGGCGGAGAACGCCGGGTGGGACCTGAGCAAGCTGGATGCGGAGCTGCGCGGGCTGATGGCGGCCGACTTCGATCTGTCGAGCATGGGCTTCAGCGACGACGAGCTGCGGCGGCTGGAGGACGGCCTGGAGCTGGGGCAGTTCGAGCAGCTGTCGCAGGGGTATGAGCGGGCGGAGCCGGAGCAGCAGCCTGGGCTGGGCATGATGCCGGGCGCTGGTGAGGACGATGGGCCGGAGGACGCCACCGCGGAGAGCGGCGCGGTGGAGGAGCGGCACGTGTTCTCGTGCAACCTGCTGTGGGACGACCGAGAGGTGGTGCTGGCTGCGATGCGGCTGGCGAAGGAGAAGCACGGCCTGGAGGGAACGCCGGAGGCGTTGGTCCAGGTGTGCCGGGAGTGGATGGATGGATGCGGCGTTTGAACTGCTGAAGGACGGGCATGGCCTGCTGCGTGAGCTACCGGGCGTGCGGGTGTGGGGCGTGGACGATGGCGCGCTGGTGCTGGGTGAGGACGCGACGCACTTCGTGTTCTGCCACCAGGGCGCACTGACGGTGCGACAGAGCGGCGCGTGGCCGCATGTGCTGACGGCCGGGATGTACGGGTCGGCGCCGGGGAAGTGTGAGGTGCGGCCGGTGGGCCAGGACCTGAGCCGCGGGATGGTGATCAGCGCGCTGGGGTGGCTGGGGATGATGACGATCGGCGGGCCGCTCGAGAAGCGCGGCCGGCTGCGTTACATCGACGGCTGCACGGACAGCCTGCTGGTGCCGCCGGTGCGGCTTGGTGATCCATGCCTGAATGGGCTGTGGTTCCCGATGGGGACGCAGCAGACGATGCACACGCACCCGAGCGTGCGGATCGGGATGGTGGTGCGCGGCCGGAGCGGCAGATCCGCAAGCGGCTGGGCATGGAGGCCGAGGAGGTAATCCGCCTGGTGAACCGTGCCGGGATGCCTACCCAGGTGCGCCGTGGTGCGCCAGCATTGAACAAGGCATGGGTTCCCGGGAAGGGTTGATGCAGATCCCTGAGAAGGTCGAGCGGTGGCCGATCGAGCGGGTGAGGGAGTACGAGCGGAACAGCCGCACCCACAGCGCCAGTCAGGTGGACCGCATCGCGGCGAGCATGATGGAGTTCGGGTTCACGAGCCCGCTGCTGGTGGATGCGGACGATGTGCTGGTGGCCGGCCATGGCCGCCTGGCAGCAGCGCAGAAGCTGGGGCTGGAGGAGGTGCCGGTGATCGTGCTGGGGCACCTGACTGCCGAGCAACGTCGCGCCTACGTCATCGCCGACAACCAGCTGGCGCTGCAGGCGGGCTGGGATGAGGAGCTGCTGGCGCAGGAGCTCGACATGCTGCAGGCCAGCGACTTCGACCTCGACTTGTTGGGGTTCGACGGCGACGAGCTGACAAAGCTGCTCGGCGGAGAGTTCGAGGGTGAAGAGGAGCCGGAGGAGGAAGACGAGGGGATCAACCGCGGCGTTGCGCTGGCGATCGTGTTGAGTCCGCAGGAGCTGATGACGTGGCGCCGCGCGAAGGCGGAGTTGGGCTACAGCACCGACAAGGCGGCATTCTGGAAGCTGGTTGAAGACCTGCTGAAGGAGGCTGACTCGTGAGCGGCGACGGCATCCGCCCCTACGCAGGGGAGTTCCTGGTCAGTCCTGCTGGCCTGGAGCTGAGCATGAACTGGTGCGGGCATGCCTGCACCTACTGCTTCGCAAACTGGTTCAAGCCCGACCGTCGCGCGGACATTCGCGGGATCGTGGGCCTGCTGGCTGAGCATCACAAGCGGCGGAGCCGTGAGGCGCGACTGCTGCAGGCGCGGGTGCCGATGCTGGTGAGCAACCATGTGGACCCGTTCGCCGGCACCAATGCGGTGCAGTTCGAGCCGATCTGGGAGATGTGCGTGGAGCTGAGCATCCCGCTGGCATGGCAGACGAGGGGAGCGCACAAGGCGCACCGTCCGATCCTGGAGCGTGTGGTGCGCGAGACGCCGAGGTCTGTCTGGTACATCAGCATCCCGATGTTGGATGACGATGTGCGCCGACAGGTGGAGCCGCATGCGCCGAGCATCGGCAGCCGTCTGGAGCTGGTGCAGCAGCTGATCGAGGCCGGGCATGTCGTGACGGTGGGCGTGAACCCGCTGACGGTGGACTGGCTGCCGAAGTTCGAGCCGCTGCTCGATCAGCTGAAGGCGGCTGGCGTGTGGGGCGTGTGGATCCAGGTGCCGTACTTCAGCAAGAGCTTCAAGGGCAACCTGGACGACAAGGCGCGCAGCCGGCTGGGTGAGCAGTTCATCCGCACCTGCGGCGAGAAGGGCAGCAAGGCGGACAAAGCGCACGCTGCGGCGGCGATGGCCTATGCGAAGGGCATAGGCCTGGAGGTGTTCAGCACGGAGTACGAGGAGCCGACGCGGTTTTTCGATCCGTGGCACGAGGTCTACGAAAGGCCGATGCCGTACTGGCACCAGCTGGTGAACGAGATCGACCCTGGCCTCGATGATGCGGACGAGGATGAGTATCTGGTGATCACGCGCGAGCATGCGCAATCGATCCTGTCGCCGCTGCCTGAGTTGGACTGGTCGGAGCCGCTGCGCCACAAGCGGGCGAAGCACTACCGAGCGATCGTGACGCCACTGCCTGATGGTCGTCTGCCGAAGCAGACAGCGAACAGCTTCTGGGACATCATGTGGAACGACGACCTGTTCTGTAAGAGCCTGGGGCCAACCAGCTTTCGCAGATTCGCGCATGCTTCGATTGTTGAAGACGACACGATCATTCCCTTGCTTGATGAGAACGGAGACCGACTCATTGTGTATCGAAGACAGGGCTGGCGGTACACGTTCGCTGAGACACCAGAGCTGGCCTAAAATGATGTGCAGATCTATGGAGCAACCATGGCTGGGAAGAACAACCGAGCTGGCGGCGGCCGCGCGTCCGGCGGCTCCAGCGTTGCGGCTGGCCGCAAGGCCCAGGCTCGCTACAAGATGCAGCAGGCCAACAAGCGCTTCAAGAAGACATCCCTCCCCTACACCTACGCCCCGAAAGTCACCCGCAAGTGATCTGACACAGGGGGCCTCCTGAAATGGCGGCCCGCCCCCCGCTGCTGCAGCTGACCTGGGCCGGCTTCGATGCGGCGGTTGATCTGATCGCGGCGCAGTGCCGCTGGCGTGATCGCGCCGGCGTGCATGGTGCTGATGCTGCTGGGCGGTTGCTGGCTGCAGCGCTCGGCGAACGGCTGGGCCTGAACGTGCTGCCGCTGGCCGGGCCCGGCATGGTCGAGGTGCACGGCCTGGTGCGGCGGGCGCCGGCAAGCGAGTGGGCATGGCCGGATGTTGAGGTCTGGACCTGGGCTGATGCGACGCCGGAGCAGCGCGTGCAATCGGTGATGAAGGTGACGCTCGGGACCCTGGTGCTCATGCCTTGGCAGGATGCAGCAGCCAACACGAGGCGGCCGTTCGTCGCGGGGTTCGATGATTGAAGTGGCGAGCATCACCTATGGCTGCCAGTGGGACGCCAACGGTCACGTGCAGGCGTGGCCGATGCGGATCGCATTTGGCGCGCAGGGGCCTGAGGTGACGGTGGACGAGATGCTCGAAGGCCGCGGCCACACGATGATGCTGATTGACCAGGTGGTGATGCTGGTGCAGGGGATGACGCCGCAGGAGACGCCGATCCAGCTGTTGACGCCACCGCCGGGTCTGGCGCGCAAGCTGGTGGACGCCGGCTACTTCGTGGAGCTGCTTCCCAGCTGATGACATGGGTAAAGCTCGCTGAGTACGCCGAGCAGCTGGACGTGTCGGTCCAGGCGGTGCGAAAGGCGATTGCCGAAGGCCGGATCAAGGCGGGCGCAAAGAAGCGCTCAGCTGACGAGACTCCGGGGCAATCGGGACGGCCTGGATGGTGGATCGACCCTGAAGTTGCGAACCGCGAGTGGGGCAAGAACACGGCGCCACAGAAGCGGCACAGCGAAGCGATCAAGGCGGGCCGGCAACGGCAGCTGAACGGCGGCGGCGAGAGCGATGGCGGCGGCGGGTATCGCGGCCCGTCGATGAACCAGGCGCAGACGATCAAGGCCGGCTACCAGGCGAAGCTGCTGGCGCTGGAGTATGAGGAGCGCAGCGGCCAACTGGTGCGAGCCGATGAGGTGCGGCGTCAGCAGTTCGAGGCCGGGCGGCGTGTGCGCGATGCTGTGCTGCGCATCGGCCCGCAGATGATCGGTGAGATCGCGAAAGCCGCTGGCGGCCTGTCGGCGGAGCAGCGCGCTGAGGTGCTGCTGGTGATCGAGCGTTACCAGGTGAAGGCGTTGGAGGGATTGGCGGATGGCGCTGGCGACCGCTGACAGCTGCATCGCAGCGTTCTGGGAAGGCTTGCGGCCTGACCCGCTGCTGACGGTGAGCCAGTGGGCGGACCAGCGGCGTGTGCTGAGCCCGAAGGCGTCGGCGGAGCACGGGCAATGGCGCACCAGCCGGACGCCGTATCTGCGGCGGGCGATGGACGACCTGAGCGCGACGAGCAAGGTGCAGGAGGTGGTGCTGGTGTTCGGGTCGCAGATGGGCAAATCGGAGGCCCTGAACAACTGGACCGGCTACGTGATGGACATCGCGCCGGGGCCGTCGCTGTTCGTGCAGCCGACGATCGACCTGGCGAAGCGCTACAGCAAGATGCGGATCGCGCCGATGATCGAGGCGACGCCGAGCCTGACGGAGAAGGTGAAGGCGCCGCGTGAGCGCGACAGCGGCAACACGCAGCTGATGAAGGAGTTCAGCGGCGGGTTCCTGATCCTCGGCGGGGCCAACGCTGCAAGCGGCCTGGCGTCGATGCCGATCCGCTACCTCGGCGGTGATGAGATCGACCGGTGGCCGTTGGACGTGGACGAGGAAGGCAACCCGCTGGCGATCGTGGAGGCTCGCACCAGGACGTTCGGCCCGCGCAAGAAGATGGCGTGGACTTCGACGCCGGGTCGGGCCGGCACCAGCGCGATCTGGGCGAAGTGGGAGCTGAGCAACCAGCAGTATCTGAAGCTGCCCTGTCCGCATTGCGGCCACCGGCAGACGATCGAGTGGGAACGGATGCGATGGGACCCGAAGGATCCGGGCCTGCCGGACCGGCTGACGCAGCCGCCGGTGCTGATCTGCGAAGGCTGCGGCGAGGGCATCAGCGAGGACGCCAAGGCCTGGTGGTACGACCCGGACGTGTTCGACGACGACTGGTGGGATCCGGCGTTCCCTGAGCGGACAGTACAGGGGTATCACTGCTCAGCGCTCTATGCGCCGCTCGGCTGGTACAGCTGGGACGATGCGGTGAAGGCCTTCGCCAAGGCGGAGGACAACCCAGCGCTGATGCAGCCGTTCGTGAACACGGTGCTGGCGCTGCCCTACAACGACGACGGCGAGGCGCCGGACTGGGAGGCGCTCTACAACCGGCGGGAGCTCTACGAGATCGGCACGGTGCCGGATGGGGTGGTGTTTATCACCTGCGGCGTGGACGTGCAGAAGGACCGCCTCGAGCTGGAGGTAGTGGGCTGGGGCCCTGGGCTGGAGAGCTGGAGCCTGGACTACCAGGTGCTGGCCGGCGACACGGCGGATGCTGCGGTGTGGAAGGAGCTGACGAAGTTCGTGCGCTCGGAGTTCGGCCGCGGCGATGGCCAGCGGCTGCCGATCAGGATGACGGCGATCGACACCGGCTACCGCACCGAGGAGGTGAAGCGCTGGGTGCGCGGGCAGGCCGGCAACCGGGTGATCGCGGTGAAGGGTGTGGAGTCGCAGGTGAGCGTGATCGGCACCCCCTCCAGGGTGGAGGTGCTGCGCAACGGCAAGGCGCTGCGGGGTGGAGTGAAGATCTGGCCGGTGGGTGTGAGCACTGCGAAGTCGGAGCTCTACGGCTGGCTGCGTCGGCGGCCGCCGGAGGATGCGGCCGAGGGCCTACCGCACGGCTGGGCTCACTTCCCGCAGTACGGGCAAGAGTATTTCCAGCAGCTGACGGCGGAGCGCCTGGAGAACACGATCGACCGGCGCGGCTACCCACGGTTCGAGTGGGTCAAGACGCGGCCGCGCAACGAGGCGCTGGACTGCAGGGTCTACGCCAGGGCGGCGGCAGCGCTGGTCGGCGCTGATCGCTGGAGTGATGAGCGATGGGCGGCCGAAGGCGGCGGCGAGCCGAGCGCACCAGCACCGGTTGCAGCGCCGGTGCAGCGCGATGATGAGAGCCCGCGAGAGCAACCGCAGACAAGGCGGAGCAGCTTTTGGGACTGAGTAGCATGAACCCACGGAGGTGGCCCGGATGAGCACATTCACGCAGGCGCATCTGACCGCCATCGAGGAAGCAATCGCCGGTGGCTACCTGAAGGTCAGGTACGACGACAAGGAGGTCACGTACCAGAGCATGGGTGATCTGCTGAAGGCGCGCGCGCTGATCGCCGCTCAGGTGAACCAGGCGTCGCCGATGCGCAAGGTCTACATCACCACGGCGCGTGACTACGAATGAACGCACTCGATCAGCTGATCTCCGTCTTCGCGCCGCGCGCTGCGGTGAAGCGTCAGGCTGCGCGTCTGCAGCTGGGGCAGCTGCGCCGGTATGACGCCGCGGCCCGTGGCCGGCGGGTGGAGAACTGGACAACGCCTGGCAGCAGCGCTGATGCAGCGTCAGCGGTTGGGTTCGCGTCGATGCGCGACCGCTCGCGTGATCTGGTGCGCAACAACCCCTATGCGCAGCGTGCGGTGCGGCTGTGGGAGACGGCGCTGATTGGTCACGGCTGGAGCTTCAAGGCCAAGGCCGGCCGCCGCAACGGCGGCGCCCGAGGCCAGCGCGCCACCGATGAGTTCAGGGCCTGGGCGGCGGATCCGCTGCAATGCGACTACGAGGGCCGCGCCAACTTCGACCGGCTGATGGCGAAGGCTGCGCGCTGCGCGAAGGACTCGGGCGAGGTGCTGATCCGATTCCATGCGCCGACTGGCAGGAAGATGCAGCGGCTGGGCCTGCGGATCCCGCTGCAGATCCAGGTGCTGGAGCCGGACTGGATCGCAGAGGATCACGACGGCATCGACGCAGCAGGCACGCCTGACGGCGGCTGGACGCGGCGCGGCATCGAGTACGACGCCGACGGCACGATCGTCAGCTACTGGCTCTACAACAACCACCCAGGCGAAGCGATGACGCGGGTGGTGTCACCCGTGAGCAATCGCGTGCCGGCGGATCAGATCATCCACCTGTTCAGCGACGATCGTGCGCAGCAGACGCGCGGTGTGCCGATGCTGGCGCCGGTGATGATCACGCTGCGCGACCTCGACGACTACATGGACGCGCAGCTGCTGAAGCAGAAGGTGAGCGCGTGCATGACCGGCGTGATCGTAGACGTCGATGGCGCGGGCGATCAGAAGTCAGACGTGAGCGATCGGCTGGAGCCCGGCGCGATGGTGCGGCTAGGCCCTGGCCAGGACATCCGCTTCAGCTCGCCGCCGAGCGTGGGCGAGATCGACCAGATCATGCGGATCTACCTGCTCAGGATTGCCATGGGCTGCAACGTGCCCTATGAGTTGCTGACTGGTGATTTCGCAGGCACCAACTTCTCGGCCGGTCGCCTGGGCTGGCAGAGCTTCAACAAGCAGACGGTGAGCGAACAGCAGCAGATCTGGCTGCCAGCGTTCAACCGCATCTGGGCATGGTGGGCCCGCGCTGCGAGCATGGCCGGCATTGCGACCGATGGCCTGACGCCTGACTGGACGCCGCCGCCGCCGCAGCCCTACGACCCAGCCGCCGACAGCAAGACGACGATCAGCAAGATGCGAGCGGGCCTGCTGCCGCCGCAAGAAGCGATCCGCGAAGAGGGCCTGGAGCCCGAGGACGTGATCGAGCAGTACCGCGAGTGGAACGCAGCGGTCGACAAGGCCGGCATCGTGCTCGACACCGATCCGCGAAAGGTGAGCGCATCCGGCCTGTCCCAGGCGCGACCCGTTGGCACCGAGCTCCCGCCCACCGGTGAGCCACCGACAGAGGCGACGCCACCGCCCAAGCCCGCCCCAGCAGGGCCTCCCCCATAGACTTTTCCCATGCGTGAACGAACGATGAGCACTGATCTGCTGCAGACGCGGGCGATGTTTGCGCCCGACACGGTGAACGTGGATGAGCGCACCGTCGACGTGGTGTGGACAACCGGCTCGCAGGTGAAGCGCTCGGATTGGGCGCGCGGCGACTACATCGAAGAGCTGAGCTTGTCGCCTGATGCAGTGCGACTGGATCGCCTGAACAAGGGCGCGCCACTGCTCGATTCACACGAGAACTTCAGCCTGCGCAGTGTGCTGGGTGTTGTTGAGCGCGCATGGCTGAGCGGCAATGAAGGCCGCGCCACGGTGCGCTTCAGCAAGCGCGCTGAAGTCGAACCGATCTTCCAGGACGTGCGCGATGGGATCCTGCGCAACATCAGCGTGGGCTACCGCAAGCACAGGACGGAGCGCGATGACAGCGGCCAGGTGCCGGTGGAGCGCGCCGTCGACTGGGAGCCGTACGAGCTATCGCTCGTGCCGATCCCGGCAGATGCCGCAGCCCAAGTGCGCTCGGAAGAGCCGCTTATCATGAACCCCGAGACTGATCTTTCAAAGGACAGCCCCATGGATGAAACCCGCATGCAGGAAGCCCCTGCTGAAGCCCGTGGGGCTGAGGCAGCGGTGACCACCGAGACCCAAGTCGAAACCCGCGCTGCTGCTCCTGCAGTGGACGTGGAAGCTGTGCGCGCTGGTGAGCGCCGCCGCGCGACCGACATCATGGACGCCTGCCGCAAGGCTGGCCTTGATCCTGAGTTCGGCCAGCAGCTGATCGCTGACGGCACCCCGATCGACGCTGCTCGCGCTGCGATCATCGACGCCTTCTCTGCGAAAGCCCACGCCGGCCAGCCCAAGACCATGGGCAGCCGCGTTGAGGTGACCGAGGACCACGGCGAGAAGCGCGCTGCTGCGATGCTCGACGCCCTGGAGGCCCGCAGCGGCTTCAAGAGCTGGGATGACGGCGGCGCCCGCGAGTATCGCGGCACCACCCTGCTGGACATGGCCCGCGAGTGCGTTGAACGCTCGGGCGTCAACACCCGCGGCATGAGCAAGGAGGATCTGGCCGGTCGCGCCATGCACTCCACCACCGACTTCCCGCTGCTGCTGACCAGCATCCAGCGCGTGACGCTGAAGAACGCCTACGGCGAGGAGCGCCAGACCTGGCAGCCCCTGGCCCGGCAGGAGAACCTGCCCGACTTCCGCGACATGTCGATGATCGAGGTCGGCGGGCAGATGCTGCCTGAAGAGCTCAAGGAAGGTGGCGAGTACAAGAGCGGCACCATCCGCGAGACCAAGGGCAGCTGGAAGCTGACCGAGTACGGCAAGAAGGTGGTGGTCGGCCGTCGCCTGATCATCAACGACAACCTGGGCTACATCACCCGCACCATCCAGATCCTCGGCCGCGGCGTCGCCGTGTTCGAGGCCAACCAGATGTGGGGGCTGATCACTGGCAACGCCAAGTGCATGATGGACGGTGTGGCCCTGTTCCACGCCAGCCACAACAACACCGGCACCGGTGTGATCGGCGAGACCTCGATCTCGGCCGCGCGTCAGGCGATGCGTGCTCAGAAAGGCTTCGACGGCACCACCCCTCTGTATGTGGAGCCCCGGTACATCCTGCTGCCGACCACGCTGGAGACCGCGTTCGACAAGTTCAACGCCACGATCACGCCTGCTCAAAGCAGCAACGTGAACGTCTTCTCGGGTTACCTGCAGAAGATCGTGGAGCCTCGCCTGGACGCCAGCAGCACCGCTCAGTTCTACATCGTGGGCGACTACCCCGGTGTGGACAAGCTGGTCTACGGCTACCTGGAAGGCGAAGGCGGTCCTGCGATCGAGTCGGTGTCCGGCCGCGATCCTGACGGTGTGACCACCTATCTGCGCCACAGCTTCGGCTGCACGGTGCCTCAGCACCAGGCCTTCTACCGGTCCACCGGCGCCTGATCTGCTCTCTCTCCATCCAATCCTGAGGACTGAACAATGAAGGGTTACGATCCGAGCACCGGCCTGGGCTTTATCCAGGATGGTGATTACGTCGAGGTGACGCTGCCCTATGCCCGCTCCGGCGGGCAGGGCGTGCTGGTGGGTGCGCTGTTTGGCGTGTGCGTCGTTGATGGCGCATCCGGCGATGTGGTGAACATCCACACCGAAGGCGTCTACGGTCTGGAGGCCGCCAGCGGCGCCAGCACCGATGCTGTGGCTGGCGCCAAGGCCTACTGGGACAACACCGCCAAGAAGATCACCCCTGTTGCCACCAGCAACAGCTACGTGGGTGTGTTCATGGCGGCGAAGACCACCAGCCAGGCATACGCCACTGTGAAGCTCAACGAGTTCGTAGCCTGATGCTGAACGACCTGGCCAATCGTGCGCTGACTGCGGTGGTCAAGACCATGGGTGAGCTCGTGGTCTACCACCGGCGGGGTGAGGCGCACGAGGTCAGGGGCGTGTTTCAGGCCAGCCACGTTGGGCTGGACCCTGAGACCGGGTTGCAGGTGCGCTCCACCCAGCCGATCGTGATGATCGACGGGTGGAGCCTGCCGTTCAAGCCGGCGCAGGGCGATGAGGTTGAGGTGCGCGGCGTGCGCTACAAGGTGCGCGACGCGCAGCCTGACGGGCACACGGGTGTGCTGTTGATGCTCCATCGCACGACGAACCGATGATCCGGCCGGCGCGGCGCGACATCACGATCCCGCAGCGTGCAACCTACCGGGAGCGCATGCGGCTCAAGGCTGGCGGAGCGCCGCTGAACGCCACCGGCTACCAGCTGGTGGCTCAGGTGTGGTCGCGCCGCCGGCTCACGAAGTATGCCGACCTGACGGTGCAGTGGATCGACCAGGCGACAGGCCTGTTCGAGCTGGTGCTGCAGTATCCGGGCACCACTGCGGTCGTGAAGGACGGCGAGTGGGACCTGCTGGTGATCCAGCCTGACGGCGACCGGTACTACTGGCTGGAGGGCATGGCCTATCTCGACACCGGGATGTCTGCACCATGAGCGACCAAGTTGCGATTGAGGTGATCGAGGGACCGTCCATCACTGTTGAGGTGGTGGAGGACGGCGGCGTCGAGGTGGTCGAGGTGATCCACCCAGGGCCGCAGGGGCCGGCTGGTGGCGTCTCCTACATCTATCAGCAGGCGACGCCATCAAGCAGCTGGGTGATCAACCACAACCTGGGGTATCGCCCTGCTGTTGAGCTGCTGGACACTGGCAGCCAGGAGATTGACGCTGAGGTCGCGCATCCGAGCGTGAATCAGACGATCGTTACACTGAATCCAGCAACTGCTGGCCTTGCCCGCCTTACCTGAGAGCTGACCCATGGCCCGGAAGTTTTTCACTGACATCGACCTGCAATCGGCCTCGAAGGTCATCAACCTGCCGTCACCGGTCAACAGCGGTGATGCAGCGAACAAGGCCTACGTGGACTCAGCGATCGAGGGTCTGGCGTGGAAAGACAGCTGCCGCGTCGCCACGCAGAGCAACATCAACCTGAGCAGTCCTGGCGCCACGATTGATGGCGTGACGATGGCCAGCCAGGATCGCGTGCTGGTGCGTGCGCAGACATCCGGCGCTGAGAACGGCATCTATGTGTGGAATGGCGCGGCGACCCCGATGACTCGGGCGTTGGACGCGAGCACGTTTGACGAGCTGGAGCAGGCCACCACCACGGTGGAGGAAGGCACCAGCGCTGGAACCACGTACCGTCAAACAGCCGTCAACGGCACCCTCGGCTCGACAGCAGTGGCCTGGACGGTGTTCGGAGCCAGCGTCCCGAGCGCGAGCACCACGCAGGCCGGCACGGCGCGTCTGGCAACCCAGGCTGAGGTTGACACCGGCACCGACGCGCAGACGATCGTCACGCCGTCAACGCTGGCGAACTGGAGCGGCCGGCTGCGGAAATACGCGACGAACATCGGCGACGGCAGCGCAACCAGCTACACGATCACGCACAGCCTGAACACACGTGATGTAGTGGTGCGGGTGTTTCCAAACAGCGGCCAGTACGACGACGTTGAGGTAGATGTGCAACGCCCGAGCACGACGACCTGCACGTTGGTGTTTGCCACAGCTCCAGCGGCTAACGCCTATCGCGTGGTGGTGATGGGCTGATGGCACGGCGCTTTCTCGGAGGCATTGATCTGGTCAACCAACTGGTGACTGCGATCGGTGCGCAGATGAACACCGGTAAGCTCCTGGGTCGCTCTACGGGCGGCAGCGGTGCCATCGAGGAGATCAGCGTGGGCTCCGGCCTCTCGCTGAGCGGCGGCACGCTGACGGCTACTGGCGGCGGCGGCGGTGCCGCCGACTACCAGGAGTTCACCAGCAGCGGCACATGGTCCAAGCCCGCTGGGGTGACGTTCATCTATGTCGAGTGCGTCAGCGGTGGTGGTGGTGGTGGCTCAGGACGACGCGGTGCTGCTGGCACCGTGAGGTGCGGTGGCGGTGGTGGCGCCAGCGGCAAGTTTGTGTCGCGGTGGATGCCTGCGAGTATGGCCGGCGCCACTGAAACTATCACTGTCGGAGCGGGTGGAACAGGCGGTGCTGCTGCAACTGCTGATGACAGCAATGGATCCAGTGGGACTAGCGGCGGATCATCTTCATTCGGCAGCTTGCTGATTACACCGGCGGCATATGGTGGAGCACAGGGTACTGCCACCAGTGGCAATGGCGCCACTCTTTCGTATTACGGCGCAACGATTAGTGGACTATATGCAGCAACAGGCGCGTCTGCATCTTCAACAGGCGGCGCCGGCGCCTCCGGCAATAGAGCATCTTTAGGTCCAGGCAGTGGCGGTGGTGGTGCCGGCATTACAACGTCGAACGCGACTGGCAGCGGCGGCGGCGGCGGTCAAGGATTTGCAGAGCAAAAAAACAGCGCTGCCAGTCAAACCACTACCGCCGGAGGCGGCTCTTCGGGCATTGGCAGTGGATCTGGCGGGAATGGACCAGGCCTTGGCGATGGTGGCGGTGGTGGTGGCGCAACCTCCACCGCAGCAGCAGGCAGCGGCGGCAATGGCGCATTCCCAGGCGGCGGAGGTGGTGGCGGCGGCGCCAGCCTGAACGGCTTCAACTCCGGCGCTGGTGGTAACGGTGGCGCCGGTGTCGTTCGTGTCTGGAGCTGGTGATCATGACCGCAACCCCCTACGCAATCATCGACAGCGAAGGCCGCTGCATCAATCGCACACTCTGGGATGGCGAGACCGAATGGCAACCGCCGGCCGGCTGCACCGCAGTACCTGACCTCGACGGCACGCACTCCATCTGGCAAGAGCCCGAGTCAGATCCCGATCCCCTGGCAGCGCTGACGCCTGAGCAGCGGACAGCGTTGCTGGCTCTCCTGCAGCAAGACGCATGAACCGCCGCCCCGCACTCCGCGCCGCCTTCGTCGCTCACC